TCAGTCGGCGTTCCGCTTGATGCGACGTTCAGCACGCTCAATTAGGTCTCGCGGGTTGAAGCCGATCGCTTCGGCAAACCGACCGAATACTTCGAGGTCGATGGGGCGCTGATTTTTCAGCAGGCGGGTAATTGTTACTGGGTGCAGTCCGGTTTTTTCTGCGAGTTGCACTCGGGTCATGTTTGCTTCTGCCAATGATGCGACCAACTCAATGGCGACCGCACCATTCAGCGTGTTTGTTCTCTCCATGGCGTGAACTTTACACCGTTTAGGCGATAAATAACCCATTTGGTGTGGATATCTATACGCGATACGACAAATCCTCGAAGTATTTGGAGGGTAGCTTTCTTTTCCGACACGCTAATGACTTAACCAAATGGTCTAGTTTCTAAACCAAATGGTGCTAGCGTCGAGTTATGAGCAACTCCGCACTCGCCAAAGAAGTCGTCCGCAACGTCGTGCACCTGATCGACAAACACGGGACCAATAAGCGCACAGTCGCCATCGGCGCAGGCATGCCAGTTGAAACATTCAACCGCCGAATCTCAGGCACCAGCACAACACCGTTCAACCTGGACGAGGTGCAGGCAATCGCCGCCCACTTCCAAGTGAGCATTCACTCAATCGTGCCGAACGAGGTCACCTCATGACATACCCGGTCGAATACCTGACCCCGAAAGAGGCAGCCGAGGTTGCCCATCGGCACCCGGTCACGATCCGTTCAGCACTCGCCCACGGCGAAATGCACGGCATCCAGCGAGTACCGAACGGCAGTTGGTTGATCCCGGTCGCCTGCATTGAACCGTGGATGTCTGGCCAGCTTTGCGAGCATCTCGCGAAACCACGGAAGCTCAAACTGATTCGGAGTGCATCATGACCACTGTCGACATCTTCCAGTACGCGGGACAGCAAGTCCGAACAGTCATCGTGGATGGTGAGCCATGGTTCGTGGCTAACGATGTCGCGGTAATCCTTGATCTTGGCAACCCGCGCACTTCGCTAGCTCTTCTCGATGATGACGAGAAGGGGGTACACACTGTGGACACCCTTGGTGGGGCGCAATCAGTCGCCGTTATCAACGAATCCGGCATGTACTCGCTCATCTTGCGTTCACGTAAGCCTGAGGCGAAGGCGTTCAAACGGTGGCTCACTCACGAGGTTCTCCCCACGATCCGCCGTACCGGTCATTTCGGGTCGGCACTCCCCACGAACTTCGCTGAGGCCCTTGAGCTTGCCGCGTCAGAGATTCGCAAAGTCGAAGCACTCGAAGCGCGAGCCGCAATCGAAGCCCCAAAAGTTGCTGCCTACGACCAACTGATGGACGCCGAGGGGTACTACTCGATGGAAGCTGCCGCGAAACTCGGCGGGATCGGTCGCACCACCCTGTTCACACGCCTACGCGATGCCGGGGTCATAACCCGTGGCGGTCGCCTGCCCATGCAGCGGTATTTGCACTGGTTCAAAATCACCACCGGTACGTGGGAAGACAAGGACGGCATTGCGCATGTTTCCGAAACAGCTCGGGTACGCCCCGAAGCAATCATGAAGGTTCTTATGAAAGCTGGAATCGAACTGTTCACGGCGGTCGCATCATGAGCGCCGTGGACCGTAACCGGACTATTTGGCAGCGCATTCAGGGCCATTGCGAGCCTGTGTTCGGGCGTGTGGTTGCTGATCAGATCGCGACCCTGTTGCTCGGCCCGGTTGTTGCTGAACGTCAGGATGCGTCAGAGCGTGCCGGTTCCGAGAAGAATCTCCGCACCGAGCTTGACGAACGGAACTTCGCGACACGTATGCAGTTGCAGAACCTACATGTTGCCCCGGTCGATGTTCCTGGCGAGCAGATGCAGGGGGCGGTTGCATCATGAGCGCCACCAGTCGTGTCCTCAATGTCTTCTCGGTGGCCACGTCACGAGTCGCCGCTGCTGTGCTTCACGCTCGCGTTCCCGAAGGAATGACTCATCAAGACCGGGAATGTCGTACTGGGGTTTCCCGAGCCAGTGCTTTCGAACTCCCCACCGTCCAGATGGGCGGTGCCGCCAGGTCAACGGAACCAGCCGACGCGACCAAAGCCAGTGCTGAATCTGACCGGTTCGTAGATGCACGCGAAGCGCTTCCTCGACGTGGGTACGCCCCGATCTGCGGGAAGTGCGCCAAATGACTCCGAACCACGAATCGGAATCGGTGTCGTCGGTGAGCACGATGTCGGCAACAAGCCGTATGGGCGGGGTTGTGCAGTCCACGCGGGCGGTCGGTTCGCTCATAGCGTGCAGCGTCATCCCTCCGTGGGTGAACGGGTCCACCTCAAACAGAACGGAGGGGCCGCTGATGGACAGTTCGATTTCGATGCCGCGTCGTCCGGGTGCCACTTCGTTGTGGTCGAGCCTGAGGACGTGCCACGCGCGCCGGGCCAGTGATTGTTCCTGTCGAACAACTTGCCATGTGGCCAACATGATCGCGGGCAAGGACAGGGCTAATGCCGCCAAGCCAATCCAGATGCTCATTTCCATGCGGCTGAGTCTACCTAGCCCCTAATTCCCCTCTTCTTTCCACCCTTCGCGGGCTGGATCAGCACCGGGCGCACGTCGGCCTGGTCGCGCATGACCTTTGAGAACTCAACAGCGTTGAAAGACCACCTCACAAGCTTCGGCTGTGTGGCTTCCCGGCATTGCGGGGGCGACTGCATAGAGGTGGGTATCTGACGGTGCGCGTAAATGGGGTCTTTGTGGCTCCCGGCGTTACGGGATCAATCGGGGGCTGGCCCGTAATCCAGTCAGCGCCGAGCCTGAGATCGGTATTCCGGGAGTATCACCCGGCGGCGCACTCGTAGTAACCGAATGTCACGAAAGGACATCGCATGAAGGCAGAGAAGAAGCCGAACCCGTTCAAGTTGGCTCGGCGTACAGCGAATGAGGCACAGCACGCGGCGAACGTTTCCCGTGTCGCGCACCTGTTCATCGAGGACGAGACCACTGAACGGACGGTCACCCGGCGTGATAGCTCAGGCAAGACCTACGAAGTGACGGTGACGAAACGTAAACGGCCCTCGAAGCTCCTGCGCAAGTGGGACCGGGCACACGCAATCTCAGACCTGAAATAGAAAACCCGCCAGTTACAGCTGGCGGGCGATAACACGAAAGCGAGAAACTACATGTCAGAAATTGAGAATACCAGCAGTTACGCCGAAAGGCTTGACGGGCTGAAAGTAATCACCCTTACCGATGGTGAGGTGTGGAGCGCACGAGACCTGATGGGTCTGAGCGGTTACGACCGCTGGGAGAACTTTTCGAAGGCAATCAACCGGGCGATTCAGTCGGTCAATGCGACCGGGCTTGATGCCTCAGATCATTTTCGTGGGGTCACGAAAATGATCGAGCTTGGCAAGGGAGGCAAGCGACATGTGGAAGATGTCGAACTGACCCGGTACGGCTCCTACATCCTCTTCCAGAACGCCGACAGCTCGAAACCTGAGATCGCGGCCATTCAGCAATACTTCGCAATCCAAACCCGGAAGCAAGAACTAGCGGAAGAACTGCCCACCGACTTCGTTTCCGCTCTCCGTGCCCTCCTGATGAGGGAAGAAGCGAACCTGGTGTTGACGGCGAAGGTTGCCGCTGATGCCCCAAAGGTTGCCTACGTTGACGAGTTCGTTGACTCGGATGATGTGGTGCTGTTCACGGTTGCCGCGTCTGCTTTGGGAATTCCGGTCGGTGAGCTGCGCACCCAAATGTTGGGCGCCGGATGGATTTACCGGGTGATCATAGGGCACCGCTGGTCGAAATCTAGTGGCCGGTTGGTTGAGGAGTCCGAATATCGGGCGAAGTCCACACATTCTGAGCAGTTCCGGTTGATGCCACAACATAATGCCCCGCGTCATCACAACGGGCAGGTCAAGCAAACCCTGTACATCCGGTCTGAGGCTTTGCCCAGCATCCGGCGACGATTCATTACCGGTCTAAAGGCGGTAACAGCATGAAGAAGCGCACGAACTACAAGCCCCCGGTCTGTGTCTCACGGACTGCAATCGTCCTGGCACTGCTCACGGTCGCGTCCCTTTCGTATGCGGTCGCAACACTCGTTGTGATGCTGCTCGCGGGGGTGGTGTTCCAGTGATGACTCCGGAGGAATGGTCGGCAATCGTTCGGCAACAGACCGACCCCGAGGCGGGGCTGGACATCTTCACGTTGAAAGCCGTCGTTCGGTCGTTGCGGAATAGGGCCGCGAATCTTCCGAACGGCAACAACAACCGGCCATGGATGGGCGCTGCCGATCATGTGGCGCAAATGATCGAGAAGGGGAAGCCATGAACCACTCAAAGAGCTACCTGATTGTGCGTGGGCTGGTTCGTTCGGTCCTCGCGTTCTCGTTCCTTCTGGGGCTGTTGGTCCTGATCGCACATATTGAGGGGATGAGCTTTTGAGCCACCACGCACTGACGCAGAAGAAAGAGTTGTACGCATTCCGTGGCCTGTGTGACTGCGGGAAGTTCAGCCGGGTTGTGATGGGGCGAGACCTCACCGCACAGTCTGAGCTTCGTGAAATGTATTTGCTCCATGTGAAGGTCGCGAAGGCTGACGCGAAGTTGTGGGCGGTGAACTCGTGACCGGGCACCTGTTGCGGATCGCGCCAACACGTCGCCCGTTCATTGCTGAGTGTTCTTGTGGTGCGTTCTATTGGGAGTCGCTTGGTCGTGACGATAGCTCGATGGCTGAGTTGCAACACGACTACTCGGAGCACCTAAAGGCGACATCATGAACGCGCTGCAAGGCATCATCCAAAATCTTGACGAGAACGAATACCACTCGCACCCAGCATTGTCTTCCACACAGGCACGGCAGTTGCTTGATTCACCCGCCCGATTCCATTACGGCAAGAGCCATCCGCAAGGCCACAAGGATGCGTTCGACCTTGGGACGGCAGTTCACACGAAAGTGTTGGGTGCCGGTCATGGGGTCATCACATACCCGCCCGAGCATCTCACCCCAGCCGGTCACGCATCTACGAAGGCGGCAACGGTTGAGTGGGTTGCTGAACAACGGGCGAATGGTCTGGTGGTTATTTCGGCAGCAACGAACGACCAGGTGAATGCGATGGCTGAAGCGGTCCTCGCGCATCCGACTGCACAGGCGTTGTTCGAGCAGGAGGGCAACGTTGAAAGTTCGGTGTTTGCTACAGATCCGGCAACGGGTGTGGATATGCGTGCCCGGTTCGATTTCCTCCCCAACTTCATGGGCGATAACCCCGTGGCTGTGGATTTGAAAACGACAGGTAAGAAGGCAACGAAACTCGGCTTCGAGCGCTCCGTCCTTGATTGGGGTTATGAGACGCAAGAGCGCTGGTATCACCACACGCTGAAGCTCGCCACGGGTAACGCGATCCCGTTCCGGTTTGTCGTCGTTGAAACTGCCGCACCACACCTGGTCGCCGTTCACGAGTTGGACATTGTGTGGCAGGAAATGGGCGACGCGAAAACGAAACGTGCCTTGGAGACGTTCGCAGAATGCACCGCGAACAACTCATGGCCCGGCTACCCCGAAGAAGTCCAAATGTCTTCACCCCCCGTGTACGCGGTTTACCAACACGAAGAGGAATACGCATGAATCTCACCGAGAGCATTGCCCCACGCTCAGACCAACTCAATGCTGACGACCTGATGAGTGGCCCCGTCCTTGTGACGATCACGGAGGTGAAGCAGGGCACACCAGATCAGCCGGTGAACGTCGTGACAGCAGAGTTCGGACCGGGGCGACCATATAAGCCGTCCAAGTCAATGCGTCGCGTCATGGTCATGGCGTGGGGGGCAGAGTCGAAAGAGTACGTCGGTCGGCAACTGACCCTGTTTCGTAACCCGTCGATTCGTTTCGGCAAGGACGAAGTGGGGGGCATCCAGATTGCGTCGATGTCGGGCCTTGAAGCTCCACTCACGGTTGCGCTCACAGTCACTCGCGGGAAACGTGCACCATTCACTGTTCAGCCATTCGCTGATGCACCGAAACCCAAAGACGAATCTGGGCGGGATTGGCTCAAGGAGTTGAGCCTCACTGATTCGAACATGGATCTGATTTCTGCCCTCGGAGCTGCGGCACGAACAGCGCACGCGAACGACCAAGTTATTGCGGTCATTCGTAGCGAATACCAACGAGTCAAAGCTGAGTCGATCCAGATTGAGGGCGCCTGATGCCGGGCACAACACAGGACGGAAACCAACTGTTTTCGGCGTTCATTCCGATCCCATTGGCGAAGAACCCGCTCAGTCTGAACGGGCGTGACCATTGGCGGGTCAAGGCCAAGCACACCAAGACGTGGCGAACTTTCGCAGCCCTGAACGCTGCGCGGTTCCCTGCGCTCGGCAAGTGCGACGTGACGCTGATCTGGTTCGTGACTGATAACCGTCGGCGCGATGAAGACAACCTGTATCCGTTGCTGAAAGCCCTGTGCGATGGCCTTGTGGATGCTGGCGTGGTCACGGACGACACAGCCGAGTTCATGGGGAAACGGTGCCGTATCGAACGGGCACCCGAAGGGACCAAGACCGCTTATATGCGTTTGGACGTGGTGAAGGTATGAGTGAGCCACGGATGAAAGGCCCGGAGGTTATCGCTGAAACCCTGTGGCTGCTCGATGCGGGCGTTCACCCTTTGATGGTTGCTCAAGTGTTGGGTCGGTCGATGCCGGTGTTGGCGCGCATGTTTCAGCGGTACGGCGAGAAAGATTTGGCGGCCCGGTTCGATCAGGTCTACAAGGTCGCGGCGTGATCCCCAAGGCGGTGAAGGTGGCGGTGCTCGCACGAGACAACAACGTGTGTGTTCTGGCCTCCTCTCACTGCCTCGGTACGGCCACAGATTGCGATCACCGGGTTGGGCGGGGCATGGGTGGGAATAAGCGGTTAGACGTGCCACAGAACCTCGTGGCCACATGCCGCCCGTGCAACAGCCTGAAAGAAGACAACGCCGATTTCGGGGCGGAATGCCTGGCACGCGGGATCAAGATTCGCCGCTCCAAATCAACACAAATCGACCTTGAACGGTGCCTCTCCACACCCGTCGTTTTCCCTGACGGTACGAGCTGGTTCCTGACCCCGTGGGGGCGACAACGACATGAAGAAATTGCTTACTGATTATGAAGAAATGGGGTTAGACAATGGCACGCATTAGAACGATCAAGCCGGGGTTCTTTCGATCCCACGATGTGACCCCGCTGTCCTATCGGGCAAGGCTCACATGGATCGGATTATGGACCTACGTGGACGACGAGGGACGCGGTAAGGATGATGCGCGAATCATCAAAGGCGACCTTTGGACCCTTGAGGACAACGTGACCTGGCAGGACGTTGAAGACGACCTCACGGAGCTATCACTGAGTGCTCATGTTGTCCGATACAGCGTTGACGGGAGGCATTTTCTGGCCATTCCTAAGTGGCTAGAGCACCAAGTCATCAGCCGACCGACCGCAAGCAAGTTTCCTGCCCCAGACCCAATGAATATAAGGGATTCAGCACCGTTCACTGATGACTCCATGAGTAATCACGGAGCTAACACCGCTGGAACAGGGAACAGGGAACAGGGAAATGGAACAGGGAACAGGGAAATGGAACTGTCACCGAGGGTGACGGAAATCAAACCTGTGATCGCTGGTCTCTTCGATTCTGCTTACGAGCATTGGCCCAAAAAGGTTGAACGGGCGGATGCTCTGAAACGGTTCACGACGGCGACGAAGAAAGTTCCCGCTGCGCAACTGGCCCAGCATGTCATTCGGTTCGGGGATGCGTACGCGGCAACCACTGACCGGCAATTCACCCCGGCTCTCGGTGCCTGGCTGAATGGCGAGCGTTGGACGGATGAACTGCCGACACCGGCAACACGTCAAACGCTGACTCGCGGTGAAGAGAACATGCAGGTGGTTGCGAGGTACGCGGCAATGGAGCAGATGAGCCAGATGGGGGCGATTAGCCAATGAACAAAATGGAGATAGCGGCACTGTTGACGATCATCGGTGGTTTCGATAACCGCAAGGTCGATGACAACACGATCAGCTCATGGTTTCTTGTCCCTGGCATTCGTGAGGCTGACTTTGAGGATGCGAGGGCGGCAGCGGTGGCTCACGTCACTGGCCCGTTATCAGATGTTTATCTGATGGTTGGGCACATTGTCGCGGCTACACAGGTTTCGTCACGTCAGACGAAGGAGTTGGTGGCGGCTGATGTTCGGTCGGCTCGTGCTCGGGGTTTGGTGTCGCGGGAGTGGTCGGAGTCTGAACCGGTGTCGGCGGAGATCCGGGCGCAGTTGGCGCTGGCTCGTGATGAGTCTCGCGCTACTGCTCAGGCGTTGCCGATTGAGGCGGGTGGCTCATGGGACGCATAACCCCGGATCGCCAGTTGGAGATCGCATTGGTGGTTTTCGATGCTGACCCGTGGCTACAGGCCCGGTGGGGGCTCAAAACACTCCCACGCTGGTTTGCCGGTAACGACAAGTGGATCAAGTGATCTACATCGAGACCCCAGCGGACGCGGACTTCACGGCGTTCCTGGCGGGGGTGACACCGGCGAAGGCGCGGCGTGATCGGTCGGCGAATCTTGCCGATATCGAGAAGCGGCGGATGTTGTATTTGGTCGCGAAGTCGATCAGTGATCGTGATGCGAATAAGCAACAAGAGATTCATTTGGCAATCAGGATGGCGCGCGAAATGCGCGAAACAATCAAGGAAGCGAGCTAGTCATGGCAATCGTAATTTTGAAGGATGTCGCGGTAACCCGAGTCAACGGGCGCGGTAATGGTTTGCAGGTCACGGAGACATCCACGAACGGCGAGAAGACGTATGCGACGCGGTTCACGGTTTGGTTCGATCAGCCTTCGGGTTTGGTTGTGGGCGATGTTGTGAATTTGTCGGGGTTTCTGTCGGCGAAGGTTGGGGAGCCGTGGACGGGGAATGATGGGCAGCAGCGTCACAGTGTGGAGTTGTCGCTGAACTCGCCCCGCATTGTGGCCGGGGGAGCGCCTGACGGGGGTAACAGCGGGTCTACAGACCTTTCTGGCACTGACACCGGGTCTAGCGTTCCCGAGCCCGTACAAGAGCCGTGGGCGAAAGACGCGGAGACCCCATTTTGAGCGCGCAAGCAGAGCGTGAACGGATCCTCGCAATCCTTCGCGAACCGGGCCTGCGTGATGAGTGGATCAATGCGACTCTCAACGCGATTCCGACTTTCGGAAACGTCATCGCGCACTTGATCAAACGGATTGAGGCGGAGTGATGGACACCAGCGAGATTGACCAACGAAACCGTGCAGATGCGCTCTACGTGCAGCTGCTCGTGAAGGACGAGGGGGAGGGGACGCTGTGAGCGGAAACAGAAAAATGACCGACCGGCAGGTGTCTGCGTTGGCTGAGATGATCGCGGATGCCCGCGTCAACCACAGCATCGAAATGAGCCAGTGGAGCCACCACAACCATGACTGGCGGACCACATTCGCGGATGAGGTTCGACCCGGTCGCGGCCACGACATCGACCTCCTATATCTGGATGGTGAATCGGTTGTGCAGATCACATTGGACCCGTACGGGCACGGGTGCCTCAGCATCGGAGCGACCCTCTGGTCACACAACAGCTCCGACGAGGAATGCGGTTGCGCGCCGTGTACCACCGAACGCGAAGACGAATATCGGGAGGGGACGGAATGACCGCTGTAGAAGAGATTCGGGCCGCGATTGAGAAGCTGACCGAATTGAAGAACATGAGCACTCAGCCGGTCGAATCGGCGTACTGGGTGCAAGGCGCGAACCGCAAGCGGTATGAAAGCGCGCGAGAGGTTTACACGGGTCCGGAAGTAGCGGGTTCGTCAGATGTTGCTACATGTTTCAACCGGCACGACGCTGAACTTATCGTCACCTTGCATCGCACCATCGATGCGCAACTGGCGATTCTCAAAGAGGCGGCCACCCAACTCACCGACGCTTACGGCGGTGCACAACTCGGCCCCGAGTTCTACAGAGCTGAGATTGCCCTCGCCCGCGCAATAAACGGGGAGGCAACGCAATGAGTGACACCAAGTCAGCAAAGTTTATGCGCGCACTCGATGACCTGCACAACTCGTTTATTGATGCTTCTTCGATGATCGACAAAGGGTATTCGGGAAATATCAAAGCAGCAGATCAACACATTTACCTGATTCGGGAGTATTCGCAGGCGGTCGCACGGGTGGTCGAAGCTTTCAGGGGAAACGAGGGGGAGGCAGCTGATGAGTGAACCGTGGAGACCGTTCTTCGAGGTCTACAAAGCGGAAAGGCCGGGAGTCAACCACAACGGGTGGAACCCTGAACGGGTCTTCGAGGCTGGCTTTGTTGCGGGGATGATCAAAGGGGCAGCAGTCGTAGGGGATACCGAAAACCAGTTGGTAACCAAAAGATCAGAGGAAAGTGCACCGCGGTTTATTGCCAGCCTTGATGGTGGTTGGCGGCTCTACTTTTCCCCCCGAGCCTTCGCGGACCCGAAACCGTATGCCTTATTTTGCCCGGATGATTCGGGAATGGCTTGCCTCTGCTCTCGGTTTTCTGCCATTCCTTATGCGATGGAGTTTTACCGTCGGCGAATTGTTGGGGAGGTTACGGAATGACGACCGAAGAACTGATTGACGAAGCACGGGAAACGTCACGCATGGAAGCCGATGGTGGCGATAGGGGGCTCGGGGATCTGATTGACCGGCTGGCTGACGCTCTCGAAGGGGCGACCGCCACTATCGAAGCGGTGAAGCTGGCACGCGGGAGCCACCCGGTGTGCAAAAGACATCCGGTTGGTGACTTTCTGGAGTGTGGGTGGAAAACCGCTGTGCTGGATATTGACGCAGTGCTGGGGAAAGGGGAAACGGAATGACTAAAGAAGAGCTGCTTGATGAGGGCAACCGTTGGTTGAGGTCCATGGAGCCGGGGAAGGACTTGACCCTTTTCGTTGCTGAAATGCTCCAGGCGATCCGGTTCGCGAAACTGTCCGAGGTCGTGAACCGTTCGGAAATTAGCTACTCGAAAATCGTGAACCGTTCGGAATTCCCGGATAGTTCAACTGAGCTGGCGGTCCAGTACAACTTTGACGGCAGCGAAATGGGCAGAATGTGGACCATCTTCAGTCCAGAAGCCGCAGAACAAGTTATCTATGCGCACCCCACAGCACGCTTGATGACACGCACCGTAGGCCCTTGGGAGGTAGTCGAATGAGTGACGAATGGCCAGCCCCTAACTATTGGTGCACAATTTGTGACCGTGGAGCAGAAGCGTGCATGCACAACCCTTCTGATGTGGTAGTCGAATGACCCTCTTGGATGCAGTGGATGACCTCACGAAGTCATCGCGAACTCTGGTGATTCAGGGCGGCACCGGTTCGAGGGTTGAGCATCCGTCATTGTTGGAGCAGAACCAGAAGGGGAACTCATGAGCAAGATCACACAAACGGCCGGGATGAAACCCTGCTTCAACGAATGCATGGGCGCCGATGAGATAACACCTATGGGGGCAACCCACGGGCTCTTCTGCGATAAAGAATTTCATGCACTCGAAACGGCACTCAACCAGGTGGCTGAGATCATCGAGCACACCAGCTCACTGCTGCTCACGTCGGGGGGCGGTGAGGATCGGGTGGACACAACCAAGGAAGCGCCACTCCCGTTCAACGAGCAAGCATTCAAGGATGCCAACGAGTTGTATGGCCGTCTCGTGTACTGGGTGACTCATTGGGCCACTGTGCTAAAACGACAGGCACCGGGTCCAGCCAAGCACGCATGGAGGCAGATCAACGGGAACATTGTTGGGCTACCGGCAGACGTGACACCGGCAGAAGCAAGATATGCGAGCTCGATCATGGCGACATGGTTGATCGCGCATCTTGAGGACATCTGTTGGCAAACACCATCGGACGATGTGGCTTACTTCCACGACGAGATGGCTGATGTGTTCCGGGTTGCTGCGCGTTGGCCGTTCGCGATGCAGCCCAGATATGCGAACATCCTTTGCCGCCATGATCAGGCGCGCATAGCCGTGCACCCGCCGATCGATGTCGGTGACGTGCCGACGATCGTTTGCGACCTCGGGCATTCGTTCACTGAGGACGAGTTCATTGCTGAAGTGCAGATGGTGAAGGTGGAACGGGATATTGCACACAAGGCGGGGAAAGTGGCTGCGCGTCTCGCGAAGAAGTACGCCGCATGAATGTCGGCGGCTCGTGCGATGCTGGCCGGATGGTAGCTCATGGTTAGACACCGGAACAGAACCGTAACGAAGGTCGAAGCAACTACCGCCTTCTACTGTTCGTGGGGCAAGCACCGCACATGGATATCTCGACAAATAAACGAGACGTTCCCACAAGGGACCATGTGCATGTCCTGTCAGATAGAGATGGCCTACAAGCTCGCGGAGGGGCTTTTTGTCCCCGAGGTAACAGCGCGCGTTCGAGAGTATGAGCGCGTTACTTGGCTGGCTGAGAAGGAGCGCAAAGCCGTCGTCACGAAGATCACCGGTGGCGACATCGAGTCGGGTTTCGTCTACTACATCAGAATCAACGAGCAGATCAAGATCGGCTACTCGAAGGATGTCACTGAACGAATGCGCCACTACCCGCCCGGATCGGAACTTCTCGCCATGGAGCCAGGAACAACTCACACTGAGAAGGAACGTCACCAGGACTTCGGTCGCGACCTCGAACGGGGCCGTGAATGGTTCAAGGAATCCGAGAAGTTGGCAGCGCATATTGCGATGCTTCGGGAGACTTTGGGCAATCCTGAATCGTTGGCATACAAGTTCACCACGCCGAGTAAGTGACTTGACAAGCCGGAAACCGTACAGTTAAAATTGTGGTGTTAGGTGTAGCCATATCGGCACATCTGGAAAGGGCCAGTTTCTTCGGAGACTGGCCCTTTTTTGCGCCCAAAAACTTCCAGCCACCCCCGCTAACAAATCAACCCTTCGAGGGTCACACCGGGCGAGTAGTGCTGGATCACCCTTCCGACAAGGAAGCACAAACATGCAGATAACCCGCTAAGGGCTGCATCAAAGTTCACCTGCTCTATGGAGTTCGGTGTTCAAGCCGGTGGTCATTGTTTCCCCCCATTCTTATGACCATCGGCACCAAACACTTTTGGAGGTCTCGTGAGCTTTGAGACGATCCTTGCTGCACAAACACCGCGACGATCCGGTGTCACCTGCCACGTTGAGGTTTTCCGCGCAGGGCTGAGCGTTGAGGATGCAGCTGCATTCGATACAGCGTTGCGATCGACAGATGTTCCGGGTTCAGAAATTCACCGGGCCATGAGAACTATGGGCTTTACGGGGCGGGTGGATAATCTGCAACGCCATCGACGACGGGATTGCACCTGTGTCATTCGCTGATGCGTTGAATGCTTCACAGCCGGTCCCAGCAGAGTGGCAGGCCCGGTCTGAGTGGGATGGCGAATCGGGAAGCATTACTACCGGGTTGATCCAGCCGACCGAGAAGCATGACGATTTGCTTCGGCAGTTCGACTATGACCCTGAGAAGGTCATGATTTCCGGCACCGTCAACCAGTGGCGCAAACAGGTCGCTGACGGCACATGGCGCATTAGCTACTTCTTCAAAGTGCAGTCCAAAGAGAAGATGCTGGATCTGCCAGCGCTGTATGCGGCATCTGCCAAAGTACCCCGCAAGGCCACCAAACCGGCCGTAACGGGTCGCGTGACCGTGGTTGTGCTCGCGGATGCTCAGATCGGCAAGGTGGACAGCTTAGGGAACACGCAAGACCTCCTGCTTCGTCTGGCAGACACTCGCGTGAGACTCGCCGAGCACTTGAAGGAGCGCCGGCCAGAATCGACAGTGTTGGCTGAGGCCGGGGATATCTTCGAAGGCTTCAACTCAGGCGGCAACCCCGCCTTCACCAACGATCTTTCACTGGCCCAACAGATGGACATGGCCAGCACTGAAATCTATGAGTTCATCAAGACGATGACCCCTCACGGGCGCGTCGATGTGATGGCCGTCCCGAGCAACCACACTGCCTGGCGCAATGGGAAACAAAACCTCGGTCGTCCCGGTGATGATCTTGGCCTGTTATGTCACAAGCAGGTCAGCAAAGTCACTGAGGCTGCGTGCATTGATGCTCGCTGGCACATACCCGGCATGTATGACGAAGCCGTAACTCATAACGTAAACGGCACGATCGTTGGTCTCGTTCACGGCAATCAGTATTCGCCTGGTGGTGCTCCTGCATGGTGGGCCAAACAGCAGCACGGCGGGCAACCGATCGGCGCGGCTGAAATTTTGGTAACTGGTCATTTCCATAATCTGCGAATTGAACCAACAGGGCGCAACCCGTACACGGAGCGCTCTAAGTGGTGGCTACAAGCCCCAACATTGGACAACAGCAGCTCATGGTTCAGAAATCTGGCCGGAGGGCTAGGCATGAGCGACCCGGGCCTTCTTTGCTTCGACATTGACGAGAACGGTTTCGATCTTCGTAGCCTCACCGTCCTCTAAACCCCTGACCGCTCCCTTGGGCGTTAGGACCGCCAAGCCATTGGCGTGCGTAAGTTACCGACGGGTAGCAAATGGTTCAGGATTCCGGCGCTCAGGTGTCGGTTAGCGCGGCCCTGTTTTGGCTCATTGAAGGCTTGATGCACCTAAGAACGCGAAACGCATCATTCTTCCAACCAAGGAGAACACGATGGCTGATTGGGCAGCAGAGTCGCGCCCTGTACCGGCAGAACTAACCCCCGGATTCGCGGGAGAAACCTACCCGAGACCACCGACAAAGTTCGCCACATGGGCTGAACAACTCGACAACGCAACCCATGAGCAACTCCGGGCGATGGCCAAGGCGGTGCTGTGATGGCCCTCGACGACTTCGGGACTGTGGTTTACATCCCACCGGGGTACAGCGTGTTCGTGTTCCCCACGCCTGAGCTGATCGAAGAGCAGGACGAATGAACACCCAACAGGCAGCCGACCTTGCGAAGGCGCGGGTTGATGCGGCTGTGGTGCAGGTGCTCGAGCTCAGGGATGAGCAAGACACAAGCGAGGCATGAATGGCGTGGACAACCTCAGACCGAATGGCACGACTACCCAACAACTGGGCAGACATCCGCCGACAGGTCAAGAGCAGAGCACACGGACTATGCCAAGCCAACCAACACGCACGCTCATGCGACGGCCAAGGCACCGATGCCGACCACATACAAGCAGGCGACAACCATCATCTGGATAACCTCCAATGGCTCAGCGCACCATGCCATACCAACAAGACCAACGCAGAGACAGCAGCACGCAACACCGCAACAGCTGCACTCAAACGCAAACCCATTGAGCAACACCCAGGGAGAAGACAATGACCACTGTTATCACCACACGCATAGTAGGCGGCAAGCCCATCGGCTCAACCATCGAAGTCAGTGACTCATCAGCACAACTACTGATCAGCAGAGGGTATGCTGAAGCAACAGCCGAACCCGCGAAGGCATTGCCTCATAAGGTCAAGGCAACCGAGATCGCAGACCCAGAGGGTGCGATTGAAGGGGTGGCGGGGTCTCCCCGCTCGCTTGAGGAGTAGTCGCCGGATAGCAATTCAAACCCTGCGTGCGCTCTTTGGGTATTTTTTCGCGCCCGTCGTGCTGGCGCGAGGTCGCCTTCTCCGGGGTTTTCCGTTTGCCCTGGTCCACTTATGCCTCGGCTTGTTTCCTGTGGCGTTATTCAAAATTGGGTTATCCCCTACAGCTTAAAACCCTTATAGATACTCGGTTTATCCGTAACACCTGCTAGGCTGGGTGGATGAACGATCGATCATGCACCTTTTGTGGGGCGAGCCTGCTGCTCTTGCGCGGTGACGCCCAGTTCTGCTCAACCAAGTGCCGCGTTTATGCTGCCCGCGTTGCTCGGAAAGCTCCTGTTTTCCCGCCCGAGATGACAACTCTTGATCGTTTCGTGCGCTTCGAGCCCTCCAAGCGTCCGGTGACTATCGCCGGCCGAGCTGCGTCGTCAACAGATTCGTCTACGTGGTCGTCGTTTGCGGCGGCTTCATCCTCAACTGTGGGCGAGGGCATCGGCTTTATTCTCGGTGCTGGCATTGGTTGCATCGATTTGGACCACTGCTTCACGGATGGTGTTCTGGCTCCGTGGGCTGCGCGAATCGTTGAGGCGAACTCGGCCACGTTCATTGAAGTGAGCCGGTCCGGTGAGGGACTCCATATCTTTGGCTACATTCCCGAGGGCCCCGGTCGGAAAATTCGTGACGGACGCAACGTGGAGATTTACTCCGTTGGCCGCTATATCGCTTTGACCGGTAATCGTTTCAATTCTGCACCGTCGGCACTGGCTGAACTGGTTGTGCCTATTTCGTAACCGCGCCCCTCGGTGGGCGCTCTAGCGTCCCTGGAGGACATCATGAGTATTCCTGCACCTAAGGGTTTGAAGGCCACGGGGCGCAAGCTGTGGCGTGAGACGACTGAGAACTTTGACCTTCGTCAGGATGAGCTTGAGACTTTACGTGCCGCGTGTGGTGAGGCTGATCTGATCACCCGCATGGAGGATGCGCTGGAGGCTGAGGATCTGACTACTGAGGGTTCGCAGGGTCAGATTGTTATTCATCCTTTGGTTCAGGAGATTCGGCAGCACCGGGCAACAATGGCTGCATTGCTCCGTGGGCTCAAGCTTCCCGATGATTCGATAAATGGCGCTGTGTCGCAACAGCGTGCAGCTGCGCAGTCTCGTTGGGCTTCGGCTCATGGCTCGGTCGCGTAACACTCCGGCCCTCATAACTTCTGAGACTGCTGAGCTTGGCGAGATCGTCACCTGGTACAAGGATCTTCTTGACCGCACCCCACCGCCTTTGGATCTGAAGTGGGATCCGGTAAAGGTTGGTCCCACGTGGCAGTGGAGTGACGGCTGGGTTTTGCCTGAGGTTACTTTGGGCTGGGAGTTCATGGCTTGGTGCGGGTATTGGTTGCGGGGCAAGAAGGGTCCGTGGAGGTTCACCCCCGAGCAGGCTCGCTTCTTGTTGTGGTTCTTTTCGTTGGAGCCTGACGCACAGTTCACCTATCACTCAGCTGTTCTTCAACGGTTGAAAGGTTGGGGGAAAGACCCAATGTTGGCCACGCTCGCTGTCGGGCACATGTTCGGCCCGACGTTGTTCGATTCGTGGGAGGGTGACCGTCCGATTGGTCGGGATAACCCCAATGCGTGGGTTCAGATTGTTGCTGTTTCGCAGATGCAGACCCAGAACACGATGAAGTTGTTTCCTTCCCTGATTAGTCCCGAGGCGCGCAAGCGTTACGGGATTCAGGTGGGGAAGTTGAACGTGTGGGGGATGGGCGATACTCGCCAGATTGAAGCTGTCACGGCTTCGGTTATGGCGATCGAGGGTGGTCGTCCAACTCTGATCGGGCGTAACGAGACACAGAACTGGAACTCTTCTAACGGTGGCCATGACATGGCTGGTGCTATTGAGGGCAACGCGGCGAAGTCGGAGATTGATTCCCCGGCGCGCATGTTGGACATTTGCAACGCGTACCGGCCGGGTGAAGATTCGGTGGGGCAACGCGAGCGCGAGGCTTACGAATCAACGCTGGGCGATGATGCGGCTTTCGGTTCATACGGCGTGATGTACGACTCGCTTGAGGCTCCACCAGATGCGCCGTTGACCTTGGACGCTGCACCGGATGTTGTGAAAGCTGTTCGCGGTGACGCAATCTGGCTGGACGCTGAAGGGCGTATCAAGAAGTCAATCGCGAACCCCGTCAACTCGCCTTCTGAATCGCGTCGTAAGTGGTACAACCAAATCACTGCCGCTGAGGATGCGTGGACTGACCCAGCAGAGTTTGACCCTCTCGCGGATGCTCTCAAAGTTGTTGAGCCCGGCGAAGAGGTCGCCATTTTCTTGGACTGTTCAAAATCGGATGATGCGACTGCCCTTGTGGGTGTGCGCATGTCTGATGGTCATGTGTTCACTTTGGGCATGTGGCAGCGTCCTCCCGGTAAGCGTGGTGATGGTTGGGTGACTCCTCGCGAGGTGGTTGACGAGACCGTTGATGAAGCTTTCGAGAGATTCAATGTTGTGGGTTTCTTCGGGGACCCGTCGCACACGTTAGACGATGAAACTATGGATCGTTTCTGGGATCCCCTGTTCGACAAGTGGCATCTCAAGTATCGGCATAAGTTGCGGATTTGGGCTTCGGGCACAAAGGGTGGCCGTGGCCATTCTGTGATGTTCGATATGTCGGCTCGCGATAACGCACGCCAGTTCGCGTCCGCGGTTGGTTTCACTCTTGAAGAGATCAAGTCAGGCGACTTCACGCATGATGCTGACCCTCGCCTTCGTCGTCACGTTCTGAACGCACGCCGCTATCCAGTTCAGGGCTTCGTTTCCATTGCTAAGGATGGGCGCGAGTCCAAGAAGAAGATCGACCTCGCAATTTGTATGGTCGGCGCCCGTTTGGTGCGCCGACTGATTCTGAATAACGGAAAGAAGAAGGGTGGCCAAGTATGGTGATGAAACCTGCTGCCGTGCTCGAGCTCGCCAACGAATTGCTGATGCCTGGCTTGCAAGCTGAACGCCAACGACTCGACGTAATTGATGCGTGGCATCGTTGGTCGCCTGAGAAGGTGCAGATTCCGGCCCATGCTGATCTTGAGGCTCGCTATTTGCGTGACCTTGCGGAAACGCCTTGGTTGAGCCTTGTTGTGACGACTGTTGCACAACAGTTGGTTGCTGAGCTGATTCGCTCGAATGAGGTCGATAACGTTGATGCGTTGTGGGCTCCATGGTTGCGTAACCGGATGCCTTCACGTCAACGCGCAATTCATCGTGCCGCGCTCACCTATGGGTATGCGTACACGACAGTTATGCCCGGCGATCAGGGTTCTGTGATTCGTGGTTACTCGCCTCGGGATATGTTCGCAATGTATGCGGACCCTGTTGAGGATGAGTACCCGATGTTCTACATGCGCGAGCGTGGCGAGCACCGCATTGTTGTTGATGAGGAAGCCGTTTACACGCTGGGGATGGAGCGCGGAAAGCTTCAGTTCCTCGACTACAAACTTCACCCTGCTGGTGTTGCCCCGGCGATCCGCTACTCGAACCAGATTGACCTCGAAGGTCGCACGCCTGGTGAGGTTGAACCGTTTATCACGATTGCTCAGCGGATCAATAAGACAACCTATGATCGTTTGCTTGTGCAGCATCATTCGTCGTGGAAGGTTCGCACGGCTACGGGATTGGATATGCCATCTGACCCGGTTGAGCGCGAACGTGTGAAAATGCTGTTACGTCAGGGTGACATTCTGACCGGCGAAGAGGGTGTCACGTTCGGAACTCTTGACGAGACAAGTCCTGATGGGCTTATTCGTGCGGGTGAATCCGATATTGAAACTCTGGCTGCTGTTTCGCAGACTCCTGCACATGCTCTGACCGGCAAGATGATCAACCTTTCTGCTGAGGCTATTGCTGAGGCTCGTTCGATGCTTGATTTGAAAGCGTCGGAGCGCAAGGTTGGTTTCGGTGATTCGCATGTTCAAACGTTGCGTCTTTCGGCTCATGTTGAGGGTCGTGCACGGGATGCAGAAGACTTCACTCTGGTCATGGACTGGGCTGACTTGGAGTCGCGTTCGATGGCGCAGGCTGCGGATGCTCTGGGCAAAATGGCAACCATGTTGGGCATTCCTCCCGAGAAGCTTTGGGATCGTATACCCGGCATCACCCCTGATGTTGCAAAGGTTTGGCTGGCGTATAAGCAGGAGAACCCTTCCGCTGAGGTGCAATTAGCGAATGCGTTGAGCGCGCAATCTAATGGCACTAACGGCTGAGGGTAAACGTCTGACCGAGGCTCACCGCTTGGCACAGTTGGCGATTGCTAACCGTGCTGAGGCTGTGGGGCGTGCCTTGTGGCCGTTGCTGAGGGTTGCTGATTTGGATGCATCTACTCCGCAATGGGTTGCGGCGAATGTTGAGTCTGTTCGACGTTTTCAGGCTGAGTCTGTCACTTTGGCCACTGCCTATGTTTCCGAATATCGGGCGGCGGAGGGTGTGACTCGAGTTGCACCGATTGTGTCGGCACCGTTCGATATTCGGGCGGAGTCTGCTGCGCTTGTGTTGGCTGGTCCGGTGCGCGTGAAAACGCTTATCGGTACGGGCACACGTTCGGCGGATGCTCCAGCTTCGGCGCTCACCAAGTTTTCCGGCATTGTTCGCCGGGAAGCATTGCAGGGCGGTCGGAAGCTTGTCGATTTGACTACAAGCAACGACCCGTCTGCGATCGGTTGGCGGCGTGTGACGAGCGGTAACCCGTGCACGTTCTGCGCAATGCTTGCGACTCGTGGCCCTGTTTATGGTTCGCAGGCGAAAGCATCCGCTGTTGCCGGTTCGGGTCTGCGGTATCACGGGCACTGCAATTGCACTGCGGAGATTGTTTACGGCGAGTGGAAGCCGTCCGAGCGTGAGCAGGAATACATCGACAACTACGACAAGGCTGCCGAGGAGGCAACCCGTGTTGATGGGCGCCGTGTTGCTCCTGCTCCGGGCCGGCCGACTGACACGATCCTTTACCGGATGCGCGAAACAGGCATTTTTCGAGACTCGCCACTCTCGCGCAACAAATAGATTTCTCAACCTCGCGTGAGGTTGGGTAACCCGCTGCCCTTGGTGGCAGCCTGAACGCCCCAGGAGGGCTAATGGACGACAACGGTACACCCGATACACCTGACACCTCAGATGTTGATGAAGTAGAGGAAAACGCCCCGGAGGCTGATTCTGAAACTGAAGAAACTGAAGATCAGGGAACTTTCGACGCTGACAAGGCGCGAGAGAAAATTCGGAAGATCAACTCAGAGAACCGCAATCTGCGGAAGCGTGCGACCGAGGCGGAAGCTAAGGCGGATGGTTCAGCAGGTGATGTGGAACGCGTCACAGCCCTGGAGGCTGAGAACTTGCGTCTTCGTATCGGTGTGAAGCATGGACTCCCCGAGTCTCTTGTGAAGCGTCTATCTGGCACGACTGAGGCGGAAATACTGCAAGACGCTGAAGAACTGATGGAACTGTTTGGCGGCACAAAGAAGCCGCCAACGCAACAGTCTCGTGAGTCTCTTCGCGGCGGCGGGGATCCAACCCAGCAGCAAAACAACAACCTCGATGTGGATGAGTTCGCAGAGAAGATGTTCAGAAACTAAGCACCACCGCCCGGTGGTGCTTTTGCATTTAACCAAGGAGGCCCATCGTGGCAAACACTCTTTACACCCCCGAACAGGCAGCAGTTGCGACTCTCGCGTCGCTTCGTTGGTTGTCCAACCTTCCCCGCACCGTTCGTCAGGACTTCTCTTCGGAGTTTGTTGCTGGCCGCGGTCAGACTGTCAACGTGCTCGGCCCGATCAGTGCTGGTGCTGCACAGGTTTACACCCCCGCCAACCGCACTGCACGTACTGCCATTAGCTTTGGTGATCTCGCGCAGACGTGGACCCCTGTAACTCTGGAAAATCAGGTTTACAACGCGATCCGTCTGCCGGACAACTTCAACACCTTCACTCTTGAAGATCTGACTCGTCAGGTTCTCAAGCCTCAGGCCGAGTCGATCGTGGACGAGCTTGCTTCGCCGCTCCTCGTGGAGATGGCCGCGATTGCCACTGACGCGAGTGTCCCTCCGGTTGCTGCGGATGGCTCGAACATCATGGCTGTTCTGATCAAGCTGCGTCAGGTTCTCAACGAGCGCCACGTCCCCACTGCTGGCCGTACGTTCGCTGTTGGTGCTGACATTGAGGCTGCGATTCTTTCGCTCACTCAGCTTCAGAAGGTCAACGAGTCCGGTTCGTCCGAGGTTCTCCGTAACGCAACCATTGGCCGTCTCTTCGGATTCGATCTGGTTGCCGATCAGGGTCTTGCCTCTGACTTCGCTATCGCGTACCACAAGGACGCTTTTGCTCACGTCACCCGCCCGTCGCGTAACCCTGAAGGCGCTGCCAAGTCGGCAACCGTCGCACAGGATGGTTTCGCGCTGCGTTGGATCCAGCACTACAACCCCATCCAGCTGGAAGACCAGTCTGTTGTGGACACCTTCTATGGTGCAGCAACGCTCGACGCTGCACGCGCCGTTTCCGTTTCGCTGGCAGTTTAGTCATGGTGGCCCTGGCAACGATTGCTGGGGTAACTGAGCTTGCTGATTGGGTGGGCGACTCCATTGCGGAGGGGTCATCTGAGTACAAGCGCGCCGTGATGTGTCTTCGTCTTGCGTCTGCTCTGGTTCGTAAAGAATCAGGGCAGACGTGGGCGGATGACGTAGGCGTTTTGGTTACTTCGGTCCCCGATGAGGCTGTAATGGTCACCATCTATTGCGCGTCGCGTGTGTACGACAACCGGAATGCGCAGACCCGTAGCGGCATTGATGATCTGTCGGAGTCGTGGAAAGTTGACGAGTCCGGCGCATATTTGACGGCTTCGGAAAAGCGGATGCTTTCACCTTTGCGCCCCGGCAATGTGGGCGGCTTGGGTACGGTTTCGACTACTCGTGCTGAACTGCCGGATACTTCGGTCAGTTGGGTTCCTACGACTACGCCGGGCGTTTATTTCCCTTGGTATTAGGAGGCTCGTATGGTTTCGAATCAGATGCTTGTTCGTGGCCGCGCGAAGGCTGCTGGAAGGTTCACTGAGACTCTTCGCTTCTATATCCTCAATGGCACGACGGTTGACCCTGACACATTGGAAGATGTTGAGGCGGTCACTGTTTTGCACACGGTCGCGGGCCGGGTGAAGTATCCGACTTTGACCGTTTCGGAGCGTTCGGCAGTGGGGCAAGTGTTCGCCACGCAGTCGGTGAATGTCCATGTGGCTGTTGGCTCGGCCCCGGATGTGCGCACGAACCATTTTGTGACAGTGACGGCTTCCACAGCTGATCCTGCGTTAATCGGTCGCGTGTTTCGGGTCACGGGCAATGCACAGTCTGGTCAGGTCACAGCGCACCGGTTCCCGGTCGAGGAGGTCTCGTGAGTATCTCGTTTGACTTCTCGGAGGTCAACCAGCTCACAGCACTCATTGGTGCGGCACCGGTGAAGATGATCCCGTTGATTCGCAAAGCCGTTGAGGTCACAGCCCGGAATGTGAAAGACGACTGGAAAGAAGATATTCCGTCGATTCAGTCTCGCGGTTCTCGCGCCTACCCATCATCAGTTGACTACACGATGGTGCTCGACACTGACGGTTCGATTGGCGCTGAGGTTGGCCCTAATCTGAGCCGCCGTGGTGGGTCTTTCGGCTTCTTGGAGGATGCACCTGGTGGGGTCAATTCGGCACCGCAACATTCTGGGCGTAAGGCTGCTTCAAAGAATGAGGCTGACTTTATGAATGGTTTGGCGATTGCTGGGGAGGATGCGCTGAAATGAGAGAACATTTTGAGGCTGTCAAGAATCGTCTCCTGGCTGATGCCGCTCTTGCGTCGCGTGGTGTTTACGATTCGGCTCTGATGGAAGATGGCGCGCCGGTTATTGGGACGTACACGATCCTGTTCGGCGGTGCTCCTGACTCGTTTGATGATGTTCGTCTGTCGGCTGGGCAGTCGATGTCATCAGATGCGACGTATGTGTACACGGTGCGAGCAGTGTCGCCGTCTGCTGATGGTGTCCGTTCTGCTTTGCAGAAGGTGTTCGCGCAGTTGCTCGGGTTTGTCCCTGTCATCGCGGGCCGTCGTTGTTCGCCGTTGACGTTCGATTTTTCTACTGAGGTTCGCGCCGATAACGCGGTGAGTCCTCCATTGTTTTATGCGGATTCAGAATTCACTCTGAGATCGTCTCGCGCGTAACGAAAGGCAGATCATGGCACTTTTCACGAACAAGCACACTGGTAACACGATGGAGATTCCGGACCACAATGTTGCTGCTTATGCGGCGGCAGGTTGGGTTCCACAGAAGCGGGTCAAGCCTGTTGAGGTTGTCCCCGAAATTATTGAGAGCCCCAAGCTCTAACCCCACACCGTTTCATTCAGGCACACGACATCGTGTGCCTTTTTTGTACCCAAATACCTCTCCTGTACCTCAGGAGACAAAACCCCACTTTGGGGAACAACCGAAAGGAAAACCCCATGACAGACGTCCAAGAAGACTACGCAGGACCCCCAGCCGTTGACCAGTTGGGAAATCTCACCGTCTGGTGGGTTCCCACTATTGCGGATCCAGCTGCACCGACCGCGCTCGAAATTGGAGCTACTGGCGCTTTCCGTGTCACCTACTCGTTCACCGCTACTGGTTGGACTTTGGCCGGTACGCAGGTCAAGGGCACTGACGACCGCCTCACTTCCCCTCAGACTTTCGAGACGCTCGGCAAGACTGCCCGCACTCTGGATCTCGGCTACGTCGATTCTGTTGCTGAGGGTTCCGCTGCTGTTGTCCTGGTCGAGAACGCGGCGGGTTTCTTCGTGGAGCGTCGCGGGGTTGACCAGTCCGAGCTGATCACCGCGGGCGACATGGTCCGTGTTGTTCCGGTGAAGCTAGGCGCCCAGATCGAGGGTCCTCTCGATGGGACCGGCAAGTTCACGTACATGCAGATGACTGCAATCACGGGTGCTGTTGCCCTCGTGGCTGTCGGTTAGCAAACCGTTTCATTGGTTCCCGCGGCCTGTTCTCCACCGGGCAGGTCGCGGGGTTTCACCTCACCGGTGGGTTTATGGGTGGAGATAAAGAATGTCTAGTTTTTCTGATCGTCTTGCAAGCGCGAAAGCGGCTGTCAAACCGTTTCGTGATGTTGTTGTTTCTTTGGATGCGGATGTTTCTGAGCGTCGCGCTGAGTTGGTGGAGGCGATGGCGAAAGCGAAAGCCAATCCTGATGCACGTTTGGCTGCGAAGTCGGCTCCTGATCTGATTCAGGAACAGTTGGATGAGCTTCTTGCTCTCACTGCTGATTCGTTGGTGACTCTCCGTTTTTCTCGGATGAGTGGTGTTGATTGGGCTGAGGTTACCGCCCGGTGCCCCGTGCGCCTTGATGCGGCGATTGACCGTCAATACGGGTACAACATGCACGCCGTGTGCGCCCTCGCAGCACCCCTGAGCGGTGTTCGTGTTGAGGGTGGGGAACTGGTGCCGTTGGTTGTTTCCCCGGCTTCTGCTGGTGTTCCTGCGGTCAATGAGTGGGCTGATCTGCTCACCACTGTTTCCGGTTTTGAGTTCGGGCTGATTGTTGATGCAATCTATGAACTGAACGAGTACGAACCGGCCTCACGGGTTGCGAGCTTGGTAAAAGAATTGGCGACTCGTCCCGCCTAAAGGATGAGCTGAGCCTTGCTGTTCGCCTGGGGGTTTCTCCTCGGCGTTTGGCTGGGTGGGAACCTGCCGAAACAACAACGTTCGAGTATTCGGATGGCGTGATGGTTTCGTCAACGACCACACGCGAGGGCGAGTTTTCTGCTGAGGATGTCGGCTTGCTTCTGGCGTTTGCACGATATGAATCGGATCGTGGCCCACACGGGCATTCGTTAGCGAAGTCAACGAGTCCGGGTGCTGATCCGAACGAGTACGGGACCGCACTACGTTATGTCGGTCATGGTCCGTTCACGGATTGGGCGAAGAAAGCTGAACTCGATAAAGAGGACGCTTACCGCGCGTCATTCCCGAAGGATGCCGTGGTGAACCAAAACGGGCATTACTACACCGTCGAAGAGATCGAGGGTTAGCCCAGCTGCTCCAGAATATCGACACCTTCAGCACCGCACGCGCGTTTCACTGATGCCATATCAGTGAAGAAGGAGCCTTGGTCAACATATAAGTCTGCAACACGTGTGGGCAATCCTGTTATCAACGTGCCGATTCGGGTTTTCACATCGCCGTCACTCATGAGCATTGCTTCATCGAAGCGGCCCGGCATTTTGTCAAGGTGGCTCACGAACTCATCGGCTGTTTCTGCGGTCGATCCGGTGACCATCGTGTTCGCAAGGTCAATCGCCACTGTTTCAAATAGTTGGCAAGCAGCTTTGTTGTCCTTCGCCGCAATGGTTGCGACTGGTTCCGGTGTTGCTGAACTACACCCGCTGAGTGCTAGCACGCCAATAAGTAAGAATCCCCCGAGTTTTTTCATGATCTCGACCCTACGCCAGTTTCTGGCATTTTTGGAGGTTTCCCATGGCGGACAGAGTCGTGAAGGTTTCGCTAACGGCCCAAGTGTCGAACTATGTGGCTGGGATGGAACAGGCCCGCAAGGCGACGGCTGATAGTTCAAAGGCTTCTGAGGATGCGTCTGCGAAGTTTGCGGCACAGAACCAAGCCATGACCACTATTGGTACAGGTCTCCTAGCTATCGGCACCCTCGCGGCTGTTGGTGTTGGCCTAGCGATCAAGAAGTTTGCTGACTTCGATGAGGCAATGTCGTTCGTCGCGGCAGCCACTCATGAGACTGCCGACAACATGAACCTGTTACGTGATGCGGCGCTTGATGCTGGCGCGCGCACCGTGTTTTCTGCCACGGAATCTGCCAATGCGATCGAAGAGCTCGGCAGGGCTGGCCTGACTACTGCTGACATTTTGGGCGGTGGGCTCGACGGGGCTCTATCTCTCGCCGCAGCTGGTGGGCTGGGTGTTGCTGATGCGGCTGGTATTGCTGCGGTAGCTCTCAAAACGTTCAAGCTTGAAGGCTCGGACATGACCCATGTTGCCGACCTGTTGGCGGCTGGTGCGGGTAAAGCAATGGGTGATGTGACGGATCTTGCTTCGGCTCTCGCACAGTCGGGCCAGGTTGCCGCCTCTACTGGGCTCACGATCGAGGAAACGACGGCGACACTCTCAGCGTTCGCGGCTCAGGGCCTTCTTGGTTCTGACGCTGGTACTTCGTTCAAGTCGATGCTTCAACGCCTCACACCGGTGTCTGCTGAGTCGAAGAAGGAGATGGACCGTCTCGGGATTTCTGCTTATGACGCGCAGGGAAACTTCATCGGGATGGAGAAGTTTGCTGGTAACTTGCAGGACTCTCTTAAGGGTTTGACAGTTGAGCAACGCAACGCGGCGCTCGCGCAAATCTTCGGCTCTGATGCTGTTCGTGCCGCCACAGTTCTTTACTCTGAGGGCGCGGACGGGATTGCTAAGTGGGAAGCATCCGTCAACGATGCTGGTTATGCGGCCGAAACTGCTGCGACACGCCTAGACAATTTGAAGGGTGATGTTGAACAGCTCGGGGGAGCTTTTGACACTGCACTAATCACAACTGGGTCTGCGTCGGATGATGCATTGCGTCTTCTGGTCCAGACAGCCACGAATCTACTTGATGTTTTCAACGGTGCGCCCGTAAGCGTCCAGCAGGCCACACTGGCACTTGGTGTCTTGGTTGCTGGGGTGGCTCTTGCGGGTGGGGCTTTCCTCGTAGCAATTCCGAAAATCGCGGAATACCGCACTGCGATTGAAGTTCTTGGCCCTACTGCCCAGCGGGCTAGCGCAATCGTTGGCACGTCTATGAAGGCACTTGGCATCGTTGCGGCTATCGGTGTCGCAGTTGCAGCCGTTACAGCGTTGACGGGAGCAATGAAGGGTGCTGGGGTTAGCTCTGAGGAGCTTGCGAACGTCCTGAACAATGGCAAGATCCGTGATGGGGTGAAGGCTGCTTTCGATAGTGCTGCGTGGTTTGGTGCAGAACTTGGCCAGATGAACGGGGCCATTGAAGATCTTGGTGGCACTCTCGATTCTGTTTCTGGAACGATGGATACTCGATGGGCTGGTGCGTTGTCTGGTGCAGTTGACTGGATGGACCTGAACTTAGAGAACACTGACCGGATGCGCGATGGTCTCCAAAAACTTGGAGACTCTTTAGGCTCGATGCCCTTGGCGGATGCGCAGTCAGCTATGCGTAAACTTCGTGACGAATATAGCCTCACTGATGAACAGATCATGACTCTTATTGATCAGTCTGGACCGTTCAAAGATTCGCTAGTTGCAGCGGCGAGTGAAACTGGTCAGTTGGCAGACAACCAGACTCTTCTAAAAATTGCTTTGCAGAAGACTGAGCCAGAAGTTTTGAGTGCGGCTGATGCTTATCTTGAAACATCTGACAAGTCTGCTGCGCTTGATGACAAGATCACCACGCTCATCGACTCGATGAATATTCTTAACGGAGTCGGGCTTGACGCTTCGGCGGCCAATATTGCTTATCAGCAAACGCTTGACGATTTGGATGCGCAGATTGCACTCAACAATTCGGGTGCAGAAGGCTATGCGACCACGTTAGACATCGGAACAGAAGCTGGTCGTAACAACCGGTCAATGTTGGATGATCTTGCGAAGGGTGGCCGAGATGCGGCTGATGCACAGTTCCAACTTGATGGTGACACGGCAGCCTACAAGCTGACTCTTGAGGCGGGCCATCAGGCTGTTTATGATCGCGCGATTGCTCTCGGTGCTAATGCTGATGAGGCTAAGCGGATTGCTGATGAGATTTCGGCAATTCCCGATAGCACGCAATGGAAAGCAATCATTGACGTAGCTGATGCAGACAACAAGATCCGGGCGTTTATCAACCGCTGGAACGGCAACACTATCAACCTAAATACTGCGGTTTCCGGCCGTCTCGGCTCGGGTATTCTCGGCCCCGATCGTGCAGCCGGTGGCATCCTTCCTGGTGCGCCGTCTGCCACAGACAACATGTACATCCACGCGGCCAGTGGTGAGTTCATCACGAACGCCAGTTCGACGGCTGACCCGGCGAACCGTCGCGCCCTTGAGTTCATGAACGCGGGAGGGTCGATTCAGGGGTACGCGAATGGTGGGATGGTGCGCCCCCAATACGTCACCGGTGGTGGCGGTACTGGTGGGAGTAGCTACACGACATCGGGTGACACATTCAACGCTTCTTTCCAACTCTCACCTGTCGGCGGTCGCTCATTGGCTGATCAGGCTTTTGAGGCTTCACGACGAATGAAACTTCGGAGGTAACCGGTGGCTGATGTCAATTTCACTATCGAACGGGCAGGGTATCCAACGATAGTTCTGAACTCCGATAGCGGTGGGCAGTATGGTTTGCAGGTCGGCACGCAGGGTTTCGGGATTGGTCCGATCATCCCAAGGTTTCGGGAATCATCTTCGGATGGTGTGCAGTATGTGGGGGACAAGGTTGGGGCGAAGTCCATTGATTTGGGTCTCATCATTTTCGGCACAGACCGCCTGAATACGGGCGAGCTGATTCGGTCTTTGCGTAAACTTTTGCGGTGGCGTGAGAATCAGGTGTTGCCGCGCCTGGTTGCGTCGTTTCCGAATGGTGAAATTCTTGAGGTTCCCGTCGTGTATGAGTCGGGCCTTGAGCATGATTACTCGCGTGCGCTTTCTGAAACGTTCATGGCGACTGTGGCTGTTACTGCACCTAACCCGTTCTGGTCTGCCCGTGATGCGGAACAGTTTTCGGTGTCGGCTGATACGGCTGGGACCCCGTTCATGGACAACATGGCTGGTCTCCCTGTCACGTCCTCGAATGTGATCGGTCAGGTGTCGGTCACGAATTTGGGTGATGTGCCGGCCGATTTGACGATGATCCTCACAGGTCCGTCTTCGGGTTCCACAACTGTGCTGGTGAATGGTGCGGGGTTTGTTTTCACGGCTGCTCTTGGCTCGTCGGAGGTTGTGACGGTTGCGCGGGGTCCGCTTGGTGTGACGGTGACTGATCAGTCTGGGGCGAATCGTTACGCGAGTCTGGGTGCGGCACCGAAGTTTCCGCAGCTGCCACCGGGTGCGAACAACATCAACGTGACGATGGTGGGTGCTACGTCTGCGTCCCGAATTTCCGGTAACTACAAGGCACGTTTCGAGGGGGTCTACTGATGCTGGCATGGTCCGTGGAGGTTCGTGATTCTAGCCTTTCGCGTGTGGGTCAACTCTCAGATTTTGACCTGACAGATTTTGTGTGTGTCCCGCGGATGAACAATCTGGGCTCCTGGTCGATCAAGCTCCCGAACACGGTTTTGAATGAGTCGGGTGTTCGTGTTCCTCATGAGCTCGGGTTGGTTTTGCGCACGCAGGGTTCGGGTCTGATTGTGACGGGGCCGAATGGTGTTGTGCTGACTGGGCCGATGACGTTTGCGTCACAGGAGGCAACCTCGGACGCACCGGACGGAATCTGGACTATCGAGGGTGTGTCGGATGTTGTGGCGCTCGCACGACCTACAGCGTTTCCTCAGCCCTCCAACTCGAACCCGGCAACACAGACGGCTTCGAATGATGTGCGCACCGGTCTCGGTGAAGCGCTCATGCGGTCGTTTGTTTCGGCAAACATTGGCCCGACTGCTTCGACGGCACGCAAGCTCACTGATCTCACGTTGTCGGCTGATGGTGGCCGTGGTGTTTCTCTCACGAAGTCGCCCCGGTTTCAGAATCTTCTTGAGCTGACTCAAGAGATTGCGGTCGGCTCAGGCTTACTTTTTGATGTCGTGCAGGTTGGTGCTGGTCGTCAGTTTCAGGTCACAGCCCCGGCGGATGTGTCGGCTTCGGTCCGTTGGGATATTGCCAACAACCAGCTGAGCCGGTCGAAGTATGGTTACTCGGCTCCGGGTTGCACGAGAGTTTTCGTCGCAGGTCAGGGCGAAGGCACTGCACGCACCATTGTGGAGGTCACCACCCCCGCCAGTCTGCTCTCTGAGGCGATCTGGGGGCGCATTGAGCGCTTCATTGACCAACGCAACACAGACGTGGTTGCTGAGCTCACACAGGCCGGTTTAGAGGTTTTGGCGGCTGAAGGTTCCACGGTCACATCGCTTGAAGTTGTTCCCTCGTCAGACCTCGCTGACGGTTTCGGCTCAACGTGGTTCCTGGGTTCGTGGGTCACGATTGTGGTCAATGACACGGAGGTTCGGGCGCAAATTGTTGAGGTGCCCATTTCGATCTCGACGGCTGGTGTTTTGGTCGGCGCGGTCGTTGGGGATGCCACCGGTTTCGATTGGGAATCGGTGTTGTCGGCGCGTCAACAGAAAACGGAGTCCCGAGTTTCCGCACTCGAACAGAACGCGGAGGCAACGACAGCGTTTGACCCGACCGCGTTGACGGCACGCACCACCGCGTTGGAAGCGTTTGACGCAACCGTGAAAACGTCTGGGCTGGTTCCGATCGTCCCACCGACATTCTCCACGGTTGGTGGTTCATCGTCGCGATCTGGGGCCGTCGTTAGTTTCACGAACGTCACTTCCATTAGCCTAAACAACGTATTCAGCAGTGAGTTTGCCAACTACCGCGTTATCTTTTCTCCCACCTATGCGGCCTCGAATATGGACATTACCATGCGCTATCGGGTGGCGGGGACGGATATAACCGCCAGCAATTATTACTACTCGATTGTCTACGCCGCGATGAGCGCCGGAGTTGCATTAGCAAATGTTGCCGCACGCGCCGTGACAATTCTTTACCTCTGCTACCTGCCCGCTAACGCTGATCTAACTTCTCAAACAGGCTTCTCTGCTGAATTTTTCGGCCCGATGGTTCCGGGGCGCGGGAAGCGGGCCTCTTGGCAAGCAGTGACCTACAACGCTACCTATGGTTTCAACTCCACGACCGGTGGGGGCACGCTCAACCTTTCTGGTGTGGAGGCTGACGGTCTCACGCTTATCGGTGGCGGAAACTTCTCTGGCTCAGTGACCGTCTACGGCTACAACAACTAGGAGTGAAGATGTCGTTTATTGCTGACGGGGTGACCATCGAAGGGCGCGAGCCCACCGAGGCTGAGCTTGCTGAGCGCGAAGCGTGGGCGGCTGATGCTGAGGCGGCTGAACGGGCTGAGGTGGAGGCACAGGCAACAGTGGATGCGGTGAAAGAGTCTGCGCACGAGAAGCTGGCCGAGCTTGGCCTAACTCCTGACGAGATTGCCGCGATCATCACCCCGTAAACCCCGCTTCGCTTTCCCTCTCTTGCTCCCACATCTGGGGGCTTTTTCTATTTAAAGGAGTCTCCATGGCCATATCGGCGTACCCCAAGCCCAGCACCACAATTTCTACCGATCAATTCCGTGACTTCTTCCGCCAGCTGATCACGACTGGTGGGGTTACCGCGGGGGCTCTCGCGCCTTCAGCGGATTCCTCCGGTCTGACGGTGAAGATTGCGCCGGGCTTTGCGGTCATCGATGGGATTGCGGTGAACTCGACTGCGATCGAATCACGCGCGATTGGTGCGGGTTCTGGTGGTGGCCTGTCACGCATTGACACCCTCGTAGCCAACCTTGATTTCAGCGCGACACCAATCGTGCAGTTCGCGGTTATCGCTGGTGTGCCTGCTGCGACCGGTGCAGCCGCTCCGAGTCTCGCGCTCAGTGGTTCGGTTGTGTACCGCTGGCCTATCGCCAACATCGCAGTCTCGCCAACAGCGTCCACCATTCTGGCCGGAAACGTCACCGATCGCAGAACCTTTTCGGGCAAAGAGGTCGGCGTGTGGACGACCACGAGTCGCCCCACGGTCGCTAACGCTTTCGGGCTCAACACCACTTTGGGGATCCTCGAATCCACGATTGACGGGGCAACCTGGAAGCAGGTCATTTCGACCGGCGATCCGGTTGTTGCCACCCAAATTTCGGCAGCGCAACAACTACTGCTGAACGTGGGCCGGGTCAACGGGGCAAAGATTTCGGTGCAGGAAACTGCACCAACTTCCCCCGCCGTTGGCGACCTCTGGTTCTGGTAACCGGTGGCTGATTATGACGTTGCCCTAGGCGCAGGAACGCTCCGACTAACCGTCAACGAAGGCGAACAAAGCCAAGCCGGGAACTACACCGACACTAATTGGTCGTTGACTCTCTTCTGTAGCAACGGCACATCTCGAAACCTCAATAACAACGTCGCATGGGGTGTGACGATCGGGACCACTGCCTACAACGGTAACTTCGGTTTCGATTTCCGGTACACCACCAGTGTTCTTATTGCTTCGGGCACAACACGAATTGCGCACGACGCGAACGGGTATGCAACCAACTTCTATGTTGGTGGTTCAATTGGCGCAACAGGCACGACAGCGATCAGCTCGGGTGGGGCTACAGGAACATTCACCAACACCCGCATTCCGAAACCGGCAACAGTTCCACTGAGTTTTGGTGCAACAGCCACCGGGCGGAATGTGGCGTCGACATGGGGTGCACCATCGAACAATAACGGCGCAACGGTTTCGTCGTATTCGCTCAGCTACTCCACAAACGGTGGCTCTTCGTGGTCGTCGGCAGTATCAACTACCGCGCTCAGTTATACCTTCGCAAGTTTGCAGGGTGGGCTGACGTACGAATTCCGGGTGCTGGCCAACAACGTTGCCGGGGCCAGTCCTTACGCGACCGTTTCAGCGTTTGTGTCCTCTGGTGGGCGCAGGTGGGGCGGTAGCGGGTTCCTCCCCACGGCGATAGCAAAACGGTGGACAGGTTCAGCACACGTCGATCTGACCATTGCCAAGAAATGGCTTGGCACGCTTTGGGGCGACCTTTCCTAACAACACATTTTCACGAACCACGGGAGTCCACACGGGCTCCTTTTTTCACTTAACAGAAGGAGCACAGAATGGGTTACGCAAACATCACCAGTGGCGGGCAACTCGAATCGACCGCCGCAGCCGCATGGAATCGACTTGAAGAGGCATACAAGGAAGCGTTCGGCTCTTACCTTCCAGTAACCTCAGCACTCCGGACACGAGCAGAGCAAACACGGCTCTACAACGGTTGGATTCAGCGCCTCCCTGGTTTCTACCTCGCGGCCCGCCCCGGCACCTCGCTCCACGAAAAGGGCCTGTCTGTTGATGTGGGCTCTCCCGCGAACCGTGCCGGGACCGCACAGCACAACTGGGTTGTCGCTAATGGTGGGCAGTTCGGTTTCACCTGGACGGGTAAGAATTTCAGCCCGCGCGAAAACTGGCACTTCGACTACACAGGCGGGGGCAACGTCGGCTCACCCGCTTTCTCGCAGGATGTAGCAAACCGTCAAACCTTCTTGAACGGCGCGATCGGTGCTGGGCTTGTTGTTGACGGTGACCTTGGGCCGAAGACGCGCGCCGCAATTGCCATTTATCAGCGCGAGGTTCTCCACATCACTGGCGACGGCGACTGGGGGCCAATCACTACTACCGCGCACAACGCTCATGTGGCTGCGAGCCAAGCCGCCGCCGCTCAAGCCGCAGCACAGGCCGCCGCGACCGCCGCTAAGCCTCGCTCGTCCAGTGCAGTCCTCCGCCGTGGCTCGAAGGGTGCAGCGGTCAAGCAGTTGCAGGACGTTCTCAACGCCCACTACCCGCTCTACTCGCGCCTCGTCCCTGATGCTGACTACGGCCCCGCTACCGAGGCTGTTGTTCTCGAACTTCAGACCCGTGCAGGTCTTGGGCGTGACGGCATCGCGGGGGCTGAAACGCTCGGCTACTTGGGCCTCTAACCCGTGGATGTTATGGCCCCGGCTTTCACTGAGGGTGCACAAGTCCTCATCACACTCGTCAGCACTATTGGCGGGATTGTGGTGGCCGGGTTTGGGTTCCTGGGTGTGAGGGCGAACCAGACCCGTGCACATGCCCGTTCGGCTGCGGCGGATTCGGCGATCTCGCGTGGACAACTCGAAAACTCCCACACAACCAATCTGCGCGAAGAGAATGACGAACGCCACGAGCGGGTGATGAGCACGCTCGACGGTCAAACCAAGGCGCTGGCGGGCATCAAACGCGACATCGGCCGTCTTGCTGACGCTGACCTTGAGCATTCACGTGTGGCCCGCGAAGACCGTGCACGACTTACTGCACACCTCGATTCACTAACCAATAAGGAGAACAAATGAATATCAAACCTTACGCAAAAGCCATTGTTGGCGGTCTGGTCACTGGACTAGCTGCCGCATCCGTCGCACTCGTTGACGGCAAACTTGATGCTGTCGAAATCATCAGCATCGTCCTGGCGTTCATCGCTGGCACTGGTTTTGTTTACGCAGTCCCGAACACCCCAGCATCCGAGTGAACGACGTAGATGGTTACGTCGTGAACGTGGACCCCATGGACGAACTCAATTGCGACAGCTGCCAAAGGGTCTCGCGCCGGAAGCTTCGGTTTTAGTCTTCCGTTTGCGCTAGTTCTACACTTCTGAAATCGCCCCCCCGTTTGCCTTCACCGGCAGGCGGGGGGCTTTTTCGTCGCTGGCGAAACTTTCAAAGTTGTTCAAGTAGTCTGGCGATATGGGGAAAAGAGTTGGCTATTGGAAGACGCACCCTAAAAAAGAGTTGCAGGCCATCCTCATGAAGTTCCACTCTCAGTTGTGGCGAATCATAGACCCGCCCAAGTATTACAAGGCATACTGTCCCTGTAGCGAACAACACAAGACGACGATCCATCTCTCGCCGTCGAATCCGAACTACGTGACAGACAAGACGAAATGGCTAGAGCGCCAAGCGTGCTACTCGGCAATGAAGGGGAAATCGTGATGATCGCAGTAAAGCTCACTAAGGGTTTCATCGTGCACGACTGCGCCGATTTGGACGCCCACACCGACATGGTGATGGAAGCGCTTATCGCCCTGGAATCAGAATCCGTCGCTGACAGTGACATGGATGTCACGCTGACCACCGGCGAGGTGACCATCTCTGTCGTCGGCATATCAGGTCGTCTTGAAGACGCGATGGCTATTGCGGACTCCGCGATTCGGACTGCTATCCACGCATCCAACGGGAGCACTCCCGATTGGCAGGAAGTTTCCTCCGAGTCGTTGCGACTCGTGAGCGTCTAACCCATAAACCCCCTAGCGGAATTGCCCCACCCCTCTTCGGAGCGGGTGGGGCTTTTTTGTCGTTACCCCCGCGCCGCTGTAACCCACCGATTCACCGTGGATCGTGCAACCCCTGTGGCCCGTTGGATCTGCGCAATCGACTGACCCTCACCCGCGAGCTCAAGAACGGTCGGCTTCGGGTCCACGCGGTCACTGGTGGTCACTGACGGGCGAAACACGGACACGGCGGCGAGATGGGTCACTAGCAAAAGCGAGAGCGCAGGGATCGAACTGGCGACGATAGCGACAGGCAACGGCACCACGATCAGAGACGGGTCAATTGTGGTCACATGGATTGCGTTACCAGTGACCGTGAAGCACCCGAAAATGACCATAACTGACCACGCATATTTGCGCCCGTGTTCGCTGGTCAAAGCAATCAGCATGGCCACAATGGTCACGAGGTCAAGGATGAGCGGAAAGATAATCGCGTTATCGGCTGCGAATCCGACCGACCCCGCCACTTCCCGTAATGCTCGGTAGCTCATGTACATGCTCCCGAGCGCCAGAAGGATGACGGCAATGCGGAGTGTGAGACGTAATGCAGGGCTTTTCAT